GGTGCCCTTTTTTTGACCTTGTTGAGAAGCCAAATTGTAAAAGTACGTGTATAGGGAGCGTACTCTGATGATAAGGGCTGGCGAGTAATTCTTACGGCACTTGATGGTGCTCTTGAGGCCATAAAAAACGTCTTTGGCGAAAATAAGCAGACGATTTCTCAATGCACGGGATCCTGTTATGGTCCTGAAATCGATGAAAACTATTTGATTTCGAAAATCAACATGTTGAAGGAGATGTTGGGGTCAAGAGATGAAATGTCGATGAAGCTCCAAAAAGAGGAGTTTGCTTCTTATGCAGTAAGGTTAGATCGTTGGAGCTCAGAGGCGGTTAATAATTTATTGAATAGTTCTTATTCGACGACGGTCTCACTATCCCTGTTTTTGTTGCTTGATGATATTGAGAAGTTTGTTTTAACCAAAACTAAGCCGTTTTCGACAGACTTTTACTTCATGGAAATTAAGCGAATACGTGGAGAGATTTCTACTTTATCGGCAAAGCTTAAAGATGAAGAGAAAGATGCAGGGAATATTCACGAAAAGCTTACAGAGATCCTCAATGCGCATAGAGCGGCCCTGGCGTTGCCTGAAACCCTAACGTCTTTGCAAGAGGCTCGCAATAAAGCAAAGTCGTTACAAGATGATGCTGATAGTAGCTCTAAGGTTCTCAAAGAATTCGCTGATTCAGCAAATGACCACAAAAAATATATAGCTCAAAGACAAGCAGAGATAGATTACATCTTGAAGCAATGCTCAGAGGCGATTGTAGCTTCAACAGGGGTTGGATTGGCCAAAGCGTTTTCTGCTAGAGCAAAAGCTTTGACGAAGCAAAGTTATTTGTGGTTAGGAATCTTGGTAGCATCGTTGGTAGTCGTTGTCAAGCTTGGTTTGTGTCGAGCTTCAGAAATCCTGAGTATGTTTAAAGAGGTTGGTGTTGAACCAAATTTAATTGGTCTTAATATGCTCATGTCTCTGTTCATTGTTGCTGCTCCAATGTGGTTGGCCTGGATTGCAGCCAAAAGAGTGGCGCATTTGTTTAGGCTGGTTGAAGACTACGAGTTTAAGGCGGCGGTATCAACATCTTACGAAGGCTACCGTCGAGAAGCTAACAAGTTTGATGACTCAGGTTTCGCAGAAAAGGTTCTGGGATCCGCGCTTACTCGATTTGATGAACCACCATTGCGTTTTGTAGAAACCAAAGATGAAGGGCATCCGTTGCTTGAGATGCTTGAGCGTTTGTTCTCTGCAAAGTGGAGGCTTCCCGTTGTTGATAAAAAGCCAGATGTAAAGAACGAGCCCCCTAAAGACAATACAGAACAGCCTTAATGGCTGAAATTCGAAAGAGTCCTGCATAAAAACAGGGCTCTTTTTAATTTCAGGGTAGGGCGGGTCAAAAGTGACGCCGAAGGCCTTTGAGACCGCGCCCCCAGGCTTTTACAAGTGCGTGCAAAACTGTCCCAATTTTTTCGGGTCGCAAAAATGACTGAAGGAGGTGACGATGGCTCGGCCACGAAAGCCTACAGCGCTCAAAAAGTTGCAGGGAACGCTTCAAAAGTGCAGAACCAATCCGCTTGAGCCTCAGCCAACGCAGATGCTTCAAGAAGCGCCTGATGAGTTGCCTCAATCGGTACGCGACATTTGGAACTATGCATTAAGCGTCGCGCCACCCAACGTACTTGCGGCGATTGATTACAGCGTCTTTGCAGTGTGGTGCGTTGCCGTTGACACTTTCAATCAAGCAAGAGAGGAAGTCGCTCGCACTGGCCTTATGTCTGAAGGTTCGATGGGACAGCCGACAAAGAATCCTGCGATCTCGATCATGAATGATGCAGCCTATCTGATGTTGAAGGCTGCGAGTGAGCTTGGCTTCACACCTGCATCGAGGTCAAAGGTCACAGTTATAGCGAAGGAAAAAGAAAAGTCTGAGCTCGACGACATTCTCGGATAAGTTTCAGTGCTTCGTTAAGTAGTTTGCTTTTGAAACGGATAAGGGGAGGTCATGAAAGATTACTGTCGCACTGCACTCGCATACTGCCGCCGGGTGGTTTCGGGTAAGCAGGTCGCGTGCGAGTACGTCAAGCTCGCATGTCAGCGACAGATCGACGATCTCGCACGTTGGAAAGGGACGAAAGCACCCTATCGTTTTGATCGAAAGAAGGCGAATCGGGTCTGTGCTTTGGTCGAATATTTTCGCCACATTAAAGGTGCTCTAGCAGGACAAAGAATTGTTCTTGAACCTTGGCAGATTTTCATCCTTACGACTGTTTTTGGATGGGTGGATCAGCAAGGTTTTCGACGCTTTAGAAAGTCGTATGTTGAGGTACCTCGAGGAAACGGTAAAAGTGCTTTGTCATCAGCTGTGAGCCTCGTGATGCTCATGGCCGACGGAGAAAAGGGTGCTGAAGTGTACTCACTAGCAACAACTAGTGATCAGGCTCGCATTGTGTTTGACGTTGCACAAAAGATGGCTCGCAAGTCACCAGACTTGCTTGAGCGTGTCGGAGCTCATGTCGGTGCACATGCGATCACAATCGAGTCAGAAGCTTCCGTATTTAAACCGCTCGCATCTGATTCGACAACACTGGACGGTCTTAATGTTCATTTCGCATGTGTTGACGAGTTACATGCTCACAAAACGCGAGATCTATATGACGTGGTAGAAACTGCTTTGGGTAAACGCCAGCAACCTTTGCTGTGGACGATTACCACTGCAGGTTTTGACACGACCGGTATTTGTTATGAAGTCAGATCAGACTTAATCGACATTTTGAAAGGTGCGCCTGGTGGTGATGCTACGTTTGGCGTGATTTTTACGATTGACGAGGGCGATGACTGGACTGACATCAAGTCAGCAGAGAAAGCTAATCCCAATTGGGGCGTCAGCGTTATGCCGAAGACGATCGCTGACCATTTGGCCAAAGCACTTCGTCAACCTGCGTCAGCTAATAACTACAAAACAAAGTACCTCGATGTTTGGTGCGCAGCACGTTCGCCTTGGATGGACATGGAAGCGTGGGACGCTTGTTCAGACGAAGCAATGACACTTGATGACTTCGAGGGTCAGGACTGCTACATGGCAGTCGACTTGGCTTCAAAGGATGACTTAGCTGTTGTGGTTTTGTTGTTCCCGGTGATCTTGTCAGACGGGCGTGATGGTTGGGCTTGCTTTGGTAAGTACTACCTGCCGTCGGCGGCTCTAGGTGACTCTGTCGATGGTGCCGCGTCTCGTAGACCAAAGAATGCGTCGTACATAGGTTGGCGTGATGAAGGGTTGATTACAACGACTGAGGGCGCAATGCTCGATCAAAGTGTTGTTGAAGCTGACATTAGAGAGTGTTTGAGTCGCTTTGAGGTTCAGGCGATTGCTTTCGACCCGTGGCAAGCGGCGCACATGATTCGTGCTTTATCTGATGATGGTGCACCGATCGTTGAGGTAAAGCAACGCGTTCAGTACATGAGCGAACCAATGAAATGGACGCACGCATTAGTACAAGATGGCCGTTTAAGACATAACGGTGACCCTGTTTTTAGATGGGGGATCAGTAACGTCGTCTGTAAAGAAGACGCTAATTCAAACATTTATCCGAGAAAGGAAACAGTTGACAAGAAGATTGACCCTGCGGTCGCTCTGATCATGGCTGTTGGTCGAACTCTCGGAATGGATAAAGAGTCAAAAGATAAAGGCTCTATGTCCGACTACTTGGAAAGCATGGTGGTTGTATGAGCTTTTTATCGTCTGTATCAAAGTTCTTTTCTTGGGGCAGTGGCCTTAAAGATGAGAGAGGGATGCAGTACTTCTTCCCGTGGACAGTCGCATCTGGCCGACGCGTGCAGCTTGATGAAGCGCTTCAGGTTGGATCTGTATACGCGTGCGTTGGGCTTCTTTCTCGCACGATTGCATCGATGCCAGTACAAGTTTATGAGTGGAGAGGCCGCAAGCGTGTTCCTGCAGAAGGAACAACTCTTTATGAGGTGTTGCATCGCTCCCCTAACTCATCGATGACTAGCTATGAGTTTTGGGTAGCAATGATTACTCAGCTCGCATTGAGAGGGAATGCTTACGCTCAGATCGTTCGAAGTTCTGCTGGCGAGGTCGTTTCTATGTGGCCTCTCTCGGCAGACCAGATGACAGTCACTGTCGACGACAAAGGCAACTTGTCCTACGTGTACAACCGTAGTGGTGAGATGTTTGAGATTGCTCGATCTGATGTTTTGCACATCAAGGGTATGGGGAACGGTTGTATTGGTCTGTCGCCTCTTAGCTATATGTCAGGTACTGCAGCAGAAGCGCTCGATGCGCAACGGTTTGCGAATACCTTGTCAGCTCATGGCGGATCGCCTCAGGGGGCATTAACAGTCGATCACATCCTTAGCTCAGAACAGAGACAGCTCGCTCAAAGTCGAATGATCGACTCTGTGAAGCACGGCAATCGTCTTGTCTTGCTTGAGGCTGATATGAAGTTTGTTCCGATGTCGCTAACACCGGCTGAAACACAACTCCTTGAAACTCGCAAGTATTCAAACGAAGAGGTGTGTCGTTGGTTTGGTGTGCCGCCTGTCCTTGTCGGTGTTCAAGGAGCGACGACGTGGGGCAGTGGTATTGCAGAAATTGTCGAAGGATTCGTCAAGTTCACGATTGGTCCAATGCTCACAAATATCGAGCAGGCAATCATCAAAGACCTTCTGACAAATGCTCAGATAGCTAAATATCAGATCGAGTTTAGTAAAGACGCGTTGATGCGTATGACGCCAGAAGACCGATTCAGAACATGGTCCACTGCTGTGCAGAACGGACTGATGACACGTAACGAAGTCCGTGAACTCGAAAAGCTTGACCCAGTCGAAGGCGGTGACGTGCTAACTGCTCAAACAAACTTAGCGCCGCTCAGTGCGCTTGGGAAGGTCGTGTCGACAGAAAAACCGAAGGAAAAGATAGATGACATTAAGCAATAAAAAGGGAAAGAAGACCATCGATTTGTCTGTCGATCTAGCAAAGCTGTCGGCATTTGATGATGGCGACAAGTGGGTGGTGAAAGGCTATGCAACCGTCTTTGATAACGAAAACGTTTACGGTTTTTCGATTTCGAAAGGCGCTTATACAAGTGTCCTTGGCAAGAATGTCAAGCCGAAGATGTTTTACAACCATCTCACTCGCTTTGGTGTGCCAATTGGAAAGTGGACGAAGTTAGAAGAAGACGAGATTGGTTTAAAGGTTGAAGGCGAACTCACGAAAGGTGTAGCACTGGCTTCTGATGTTTATGCAGCCCTGAAAGCAGGGACGGTGGACGGATTGTCCGTCAGTGTCACGATTGATGAGGTCGACGAACGTGAAGATGGTACGTTTAGCGTTACCTCTGTGTCAGAACTTACTGAAATTTCGATTTGTGCTTATCCAGCTGACGGAAAAGCACGAGTCAGTGAAACGCTTAGCGCAGATGAGATCGATGAGTCGATTGAATGCGCGAGCACGATTAGAGATCTTGAAGCTGTCCTGCGGGATGCCGGGCACTTCTCAAAGAGACAAGCACAAAGCTTGATCTCAAAGATGAAAAGCGCATTAAGCGAAGATGCTCAGCGGGATGCTGACGAATCTAAGCGCGCTCAGGCATTGGTAGACCGACTTATGAAGGCTGCCAAATAAAAACTTAACGCAGGAATAAGCAAATGGCTTTATCTGAATCTCAGATCCAGGCGATTCTCGATGCCGCCGAAAAGATCGAAGAAAAAATTACTCGCATCGAAGCTACTGCTGAAAAGCTCAAGGACGCTGATGCCCTCAAGGAACAGCTTGCATCTGTCGGTGCAAAGCAGGCCGAGCTTGCTAAACAATTCCTTGACATTCAGCGTGCTGGTGAAAGCAACCCCGCTGGCGCCAAGAAGGAACTTTCTCTCGGTCAGCGCTTTGTTCAGTCCGGATCGTTCAAGGACTTCGTTTCTGGCAAGAGTGCGCGTGCAACGCTCTCTGTCGACCTTGCTGCAATTACCACGCCAGCAGGCTCTGTGCCACCTGATCGTCTCCCGGGCGTTAAGGGCAAGCCGAATCTTGCAAACGTGGTCGAATCTATGTTCCCCCACGTTGCGACGTCTTCGAACTTGATCGAGTACTTGCAAGAAAACACTTTCACGAATGGCGCAAAAGCTACCGCCGAAGGTGCCGAAAAGCCAGAAAGTCAAATCACTTTCTCGAAGAAGGAAGCGCCAGTACGCACTATTGCGCACTGGATTCGTATTACGAAGCAACTTGCTCAGGACTCTGAAGCTGTAGCGGCTTTCATTGATATGCGTATGGCATATGGTGTTGCCCGAGCAATTGAAAAGCAGATCTTGAGTGGTGACGGTTCTGGTGACAACCTGAGCGGCATCTTTAAGTCTGGCAACTTTGTGCCGCATGGCTTTACAGCCGACGATCAGGGTGCAGACTTCGATGGTCTCGATGCAATTCGTCGTTCTGCTGCAGTGATGTCGGTGGCTGGTTATCACGCATCTCACGTGATTTTGAATCCGCTCGACTATGACGACATTCTTGGTAAGAAGGATAAGCAGGGACGTTACCTTTTTGGTGATCCATCCAAGTCTGCAGGATCTACCGTTTGGGGACTTCAGCCAGTGATTTCTCCTGAGGTCACTAAGGGGCAGTTTATGGTCGCTGATCCGTTGATGGGAGGTACGGTCTACGAACGAACTGGCATCGAGCTTCAGGCCTTTGAGCAGGATGGTGACAACGTGACGAAGAACCTTATTACGGTTCGTGCAGAAAAGCGCATTGCTTTCTCTGTTGACGTTGTTGACTGCTTCGTTGGTGGCGCTCTCAAGATCGTCTAAGGAGTGAAAGATGGTTGATCTCTCTCAGACCGTGTCAGCCATCTCGCTTGAAGAAGCGAAGGCGTGGTTGCGTGTCGATTATTCGGAAGAAGATCAGCTCATCAGCATGCTCATCCTGTCTGCGTCTCAGATGGTTGAAACGCGATTGCGTCGAGCCATTGTGACTCGTGGACAGGAGACTGGTATTGCGGCCACGATTGACAAGGTGCCGGGCTCGATTAAGTCCGTCATCTTGTCTCTCGTTGCCTATCAGTATGAGAACCGATCCGCAACTGATGACGAGCTTCGTGCACGCTGTATGCGTGCAGCAGGGCTTGATGGTTTCATCGATTGGAGTGCTTGACGATGGAAATGCCTGAAATCGGGAGACTCAATCGACGCGTAACGATCTCTATCGTGTCACATGTGCCAGACGCATCTGCAGGCTTTTCTCAACATATTGAAAAGCAGAAAACTGTTTGGGGACGATTGGAGGTTGTTGGAGCTGGTATCTACTTCGGCACGAAGCAAATTGAAAGCACTGTTACTCACCGAGTGACCGTGCGAAGCGTCCCAGGTAGAACGCGTCCGCAAGACCTAACGACCGCAAGCACGCTCACGATTGACGGTATCGAATACCTGATTCGTCGTGTTGCTGACTTAGGTGGAGCAGAGCGTTTCACAGTCATTGACTGTGAAGAAAAGGGAGTCTCAAATGTTGGTAAGCGTATCGGTGGACGATGGCTTTAAGCGCGTCGACTATGACGGTAAAGCATTAAAAGATCCTTTGCGTAAATCGGGCTACGCGGTTCGCAAGATTGCTCGAAAGCTGATCTCACGTAAAGCAGTGTCTGATGCTGGGCAGTTCCCGGGTAAGGACACAGGCGAGATGGCTAGAAGCATCAAGGTCAAAGTGTCGCGCTCTGGATATTCCGTGCGCGTCATGCCGACCAAGACTGCCAAGATGCCTGCTTACTATCCTGCTTTCGTCGTTTATGGTCATAGAGCGCCACACAGCGAAACAACTCAGGAAGCGCGTTCGCATAAGGCTCGCGCAGGCAAGAAGGTCGCTGCACCTCGCAAAAACTTCGTGCCTGAAGCCGCTAACCAGTATGCAGACACCTTCCAAAAAGAGATGTTTGACGCGTTAGGAGATGCGATTAAATGAACTTAACTCCCATCATCGAAGCCTTGCGACAACGTTGTCCGAGCTTTGAAAGGCGCTTCGCTGGCGCGGCAGAGTGGGCAGGTTTGACGATAGAGCAAGCGCCTGCGATGCCTGCTGCATATGTCGTGCCTCTTCGTGAAGACGCTTCTGAAAATCAGAGTGCTAATAGCTACTACCAAACGGTCACAAACACTTTTGGCGTGATCGTGTTGGTGAGTAACGTTGCTGACGTGCGAGGGCAAGGCGCTACCGCTTCCCTTCATACGCTGCGACCTGAGCTTTTAAAGGCTCTGCTGTCTTGGCAACAAGAGCCAAGAGACGAGCACTCTGAAATCGTCTATGAAGGCGGTTCTCTGCTTTATATGGACGATGCGCGTCTAGCTTTTCAGTTTGAGTTCTCGTTCGAGACTTACTTGGACTTTAGCGACACGTATCAGAGCGTCGAGCTTGAGCAATACCCCGACTTCACTGGCATGAACGTCGATGTAGATCAAATTGAACCCTCCGCTACTGGGAAGCCAGACGGTCGACCAGAAGCACACTTTAAGGTGGAATTCAAATGAGCGTGAGCTTTAACACTATTCCTGGCGGCATTCGAGTGCCGCTTTTTTATGCCGAGATGGATAACAGTGCGGCCGCTACGCCGACGAACCAAACAGCATCTCTCTTGATCGGGCAGATGCTCGAAGGCGGTAAAGCCGTCGCGGGCACGCCCGTTTACGTCTCAACACCTGCGATGGCGAAGGAACTCTTTGGCCGTGGGTCTATGATTGCCCGCATGGTCGAGGCCTACCGCAAGGTTGATAGCTTCGGTCAGTTGGTTGTGATTCCCGTTGCCGATGGCGCAGGTACTGCCGCCACTGGCAAGGTCACCTGCACGGGTACCGCTGCTGAAGCAGGGACGATTAGCCTTTACATCGGCTCTGACCGGGTTCAGGTCGCCGTCACTGAAAAGATGACCGCTGAGAACGCGGCCAAGGCTATTGCTGATGCGATTGCTCTCAATAAAGACCTACCAGTAACTGCTCAAGCTTCTACTGGTGCTGTTACGCTGACCGCTAAGAATAAGGGCACCCTCGGCAATGACATCGTTATCGCTGTGAACCTTCGCGGTGCGATCAATGGCGAAAAAGACGTTATGGGGCTTGGCGTTGAGATCGAAAAAATGTCGAAGGGCGCTACTGACCCCGATCTTTCCGTTGCAATCGACGCGATGGGCGATGAGCAGTATGACTTCATCGGTATGCCGTACTGTGAAGCCGCAACCCTTGACAAGCTTGCTGAAAAGATGAACGACACGAGCGGTCGTTGGAGTCCTTTCCAAATGATCTTCGGTCACGTCTACTCGGCGAAGCGCGGTGATGTCAATACGCTGACGACTTTCGGTAAGAACCGAAACAACCAACATGAAACGGTTGTTGGTGTTGAGCCTGCTTTGCCGACTCATACCGCTGAGGTGCTTGCGGCTTATGTCGCTCGTACGGCTGTTTTCATCAGTGCTGATCCTGCACGCCCGACTCAGACGGGTGTATTGACTGGCGTAATGGCTTCCCCTGCTGGCAGTCGCTTCGTCCAGAACGAACGTCAGACGCTTTTGGAAAACGGCATTGCTACGCTGACCACTACGGTCGGTTCTGTGATGATTGAGCGCGCTATCACGACGTATCAGAAGAACGCTTTTGGCGACGCTGATGCTTCTTATCTTGATAGTGAAACGCTTCACACGTCTGCTTACGTCATTCGTCAGATGAAGAGCATTATCACGAGCAAGTACGGTCGTCACAAGCTCGCTTCGGACGGTACGCGCTTTGGTGCAGGTCAGGCCATTGTCACGCCTTCTGTCATTCGCGGTGAGTTGATCGCTCTCTATCGTCGTCTTGAGCTCGAAGGCATTGTCGAAAATGCTGACTTGTTTAAGAAGTACTTGATCGTTGAGCGCAATGTGAACAATCCGAATCGACTTGATGTCTTGTTCCCGCCTGATTACGTCAACCAGTTGCGTATCTTTGCGGTTTTGAACCAGTTCCGTCTTCAGTATGCGGAGGAATGATAAATGGGTAAGAAATTAGCAGGTACTTGCTTTGTTAAGGTCAACGGTAATCAGTTGGAACTTCAGGGCAACGTTGAGTTTCCGCTTTGCGACGTTCAGCGTGAAACGATGCTTTCCACGACTGGCGTTGCTGGCTACAAAGAAACGGTCGTTGCACCGTATGTGTCTGGCGACTTCATTGTTCCGAAGGACTTTCCGATTCAGGAAATCAAGGAAAACTGCGCTCAGACGATCACGGTCGAGTGCGCCAATGGCATGGTTTACACGCTCTCTGACGCTTACGTCACTGATGTGATTGCTTACAAGCCGATTGATGGCACGCTGTCCATCAAGTGGGAAGGCACGAATGGAGAACTTGGCTAATGAGTACGACTTTTACTTTGTCTCGTCCTATTGCGCATGGCTCTACGGAGATCACTGAGCTTGAGTTTCGCACGCCATCGACGAAAGACGTCAATGCGCTTGGTATGCCGTTCCGCATGAACGCAGATCTTTTGCCAGATCCCGTTCCTGCTGTCTGCGCTAAGTACATCTCTCGACTCGCTGGCATTCCGCCGTCTGTCGTAGACAAGATCGACGTTATGGACTACATGCAACTCCTGTACATCATTATGAATTTTTTTATTCATTCCACAGATGTACCGCAGAAGAGCTGACAAATCTCGCGTTTGAGGCCGCCTATTGGTGGCGAATTAGCCCACAAGAGGCATTAGAGCTCCCTCTCTCAGAGTTGGAGCTCTATGTTTCTCAGTGGAACAGAATTCAGGAGAAACTAAAAGATGGCGAATAAGGATTTCCGCCTAACAGCAGTGTTGGCGCTTCGAGATACGATGTCGCCAGTCCTGAAGTCGGTATCGAAAAAGTGGGAAGGGTTTAAGGTAGCAATTGAATCGACTGAGTTTCAAAAATTCAGTCGTAACTTTAGCCTTGCTCAAAAAGCTTTAACGAATTTTGAGAAAGAGGCTAGAGAGACCGCGCAGGCGGTTGCCGCACCCTTCACCGCATTAGCTGGTACGGTTGGCTTTAGCATTCAGTCCGCAATCACCGGATTTGCTCAGGCAGGCGACGGTCTTGACAAGATGTCACAGCGTTTGGGCATTTCAGCAGTGACGCTTCAAGAGTGGAGCTTTGCTGCAACTCACGCAGGTGCCGCGCCTGAAGAACTTGAAGACGCTTTAAAAGACTTGTCTGAAAAGATCGCAGAAGTCGCTTCGGGTGACACTGGCGACGCGGCTCAACTATTTGAGGCGTTAGGCATCTCAGTCAAAGACGCTACTGGCAAGATTAGACCCTCGTCAGAAGTCTTTAAGGACGTTGCGGACGCGATCCAGCGCAACGAAGATCCTGCTCTTCGCACAAAAATGGCGATGGTGCTCATGGGCGATAGCGGTCGAAAGCTGATCCCAATGCTTTCTGGTGGCGCAAAAGGTCTTGAAGACATGGCTAAGCAAGCTAATGAGCTTGGACTCGTCATGAATCAAGATGCTGTTTCGGCAGCGGCCACAATGACCGACCACATGGACGACATGAGAGCTAGCGTTACCGCTATCGGGCATGAGATCGGTTATCGGTTGTCACCGATTGTCATCACCATGTCTGACCGCTTTCGTGACCTTGCGGCGGCCAACAAGGGCGTTTTTAGTGCGAAAGTCGAGAAGGTTGCTCGGTCTCTTGCTGAGACGATTAACCAGATCGATTTTGAAGGCATTGCATCAGCGGTGCTCACAATTGCTGATTATGCGATTCGGGCATTCAATGCAGTGGGCGGTTTCAATACTGTGCTTTACGGCATGGGAGCGATAATCGCGGGTAAGAGCATCATGGCCGTTGTGTCGCTAGGGTCGAGCCTCTTTGGCTTGGTGCAATCTTTCGGTGCAGTTGCTGCGGCGGCTAAAGCCTTTGGGGCGGTAGCTACTGCCTCGATGGGGCCGATCGGTTGGGCTCTTGGTGCTCTAGCTGTTGCGGCTGGCGTTGTGATTGCCAATTGGGACCGCATCGGACCCTCCGTAAAAGAAGCCATTGGCGGAGCAGTTGATTTCGCTGTTGGCGCTTTTGATGTCTGTAAAGAAAAGTTTGGCGCCGTAGCTAGTTCAGTTCTGACAATCGCCAAAGGACTCTTCAGAGGTGACTTTGTTGAGCTCTTTGGGGGGCTTGACGACCTAGCTGTTTCTTCGATCAACTTGTTGCCTGACGTGTGGTCTAAAGGCGTGGTCGCTTGGTACGAAAGTGTCAAGCAGTCCGTACAAGGTGTCGGACAGATCATTCGTGACTTCATTACTAACTTTGACTTCGCATCTTTGATGCCTGACTGGGCGAAGAAGATGTTTGGCGTCGAAGGTGGTGGAGAACGTTCTAAAGCATCTGCCGATAACGGCGACGGCTTGGTTGTGCGACGCGAAAGTACAGGCTTTGGTTTTGGTGCGCCTGCAATGATTCCTGAGCAATCCGGTCGGATGACAGGCGAGATGGTGGTTCGCGTTGCGGCCTCGCCTGGCACGACGGCACAGCTTGACCAGATGAGCGCTGACGGTATGAAGTTGACCGGCAACGTTGGGTATTCGGATCGTTATTTAGAGGATAGTTTTTGATGCCTGAGAAGCTTTATGAAGCGTCCTTTAGAGGCGTTCCGTTTCATGTCACAAAGGTTGATCTCACAGTTGGTCGACGCACTGTTACGCACGAATACCCTCAGCGTGATAAGCCTTATGTTGAGGATATCGGGCGTGCTACGCGTAAGCTAACGTTCACGGCCTTTGTCGTAGGCGATGATTACATCCAACAGGTTCAACGCCTCATTGGTGCGATCGAAACCCCCGGGGAAGGCTTGCTTGTGCATCCGCACCTAGGTGAAATGCGCTGTTGCCTCGAGCAGGCTTCAACGATTACTTTCACTAACTCGACTCGCACGGCAAGCGTCACGCTTAAAGCCATTGAGTCGGGCGAGCTTGACTTTCCGAAGACTGGCAACGACTCAACTGGAAAGGTTCTTGTAGCGGCTGATGAACTTGAGAAATCGGCAATTCAAGAGTTCTGTGACAGCATCGATTTGTCATCAGTTAGCGATTGGGTTGATGCGGCTTTACAAGGTGACATTCTAAATAAGCTGGGGATCATTAGTAATGCCGACATCGCCGCTGTGTTCGACAAGGTTGACGAGATCAGCTCTTTGGCAACTAAAGGGTTGAGCCTTATCAGTGGTGGACCAGCAGGTTTTGCCTCGAAGCTCGTAGGTGTTTTAGGCCTTTCTCGCTTTGCTTCGTCTGCTCGAGCTTGGTCAGGCGTTGCTAAGCAACTGAAGAACTTGACGAAGCACGACAAGATGAGCGAAGGCACGAAGGCGTTAGCTAAGGCAACTGCCGATAGTACGGTGCTTTCTGATACTCAACGCGCTGTTCTTCAGAACCGTGCGGCTGTTGAGACGTTGATTCGTCAAACGCTGATCGCTCAAATGGTTGGCGTGACTGCTGTCGTTGGTACGAAGTCTGATCAGGTGATGCCGGTTGATGATGATGTTGAAACTGCTGAGGCACTTCAGTCCACGGTAACGAAGTCCTATGAAGACCTCATTACCCTACGACAAGAAGTGCTTGACGCGATTGACGCAGAGCTTTTGATGACTACCTCAGATGAAAGCTATTTAGCTCTTGAAAAAGCGCGTGTGGCTGTCTTTGAGGTAGTCACTGAACGCGCTGACCAGAAGGGTCGACTCGTGGTCGTTGAGCCTGGTGAAGTGCTTCCCGCATTGGTTCATGCGTATGACTATCACGATGACGCTTCGCGTGATCAAGAGATCGCCATTCGCAATGGCTTGGAGCATGAGGGCTTTTGCTCTGCTAACGTCTTGAAGGTGCTTGATGACTGATCAAAACAAAGTAACTATTCGCGTTGGCGGCAAGATCTATGGCGGTTGGAAGTCGGTGAAGATCTCAATAAGCATGAATCAAATTGCTCGTGCTTTTGGTCTTTCTGTCACCGACAAATTCCCTGGCAATCTTGACTTTCATCGCCTGCGCAATGGCGACCTTGTTCAGCTCTACATTGGCGAAGACTTGGTTTGTACTGGGTACATTGACGAAGTCAAAGTGAACTACAACGGCAAACAAATTACCGTTGACGTTCAAGGTAAATCAAAGACTGTTGACCTTGTTGAATGCTGTCCAGTCGCAAAGTATGGCGTTGGCGCAAAGCAAGAAGAGAACGCGTGGAAAGGCGTCGTCATTGGGAAGGATGGCCAAAAGAAGGAAGTTCCACCTTCTGCCATTCAAACGACTTCTTGGAAGAATCTCAAGACTTCCGAGATCATGGCTTCTTTGGCGGCACCTTACGGAATTGCAGTTCATTCAATCGGCGAAGTTGGTAACAAACTTGCTAACCATACGGTTGTGCCAGGCGAGACTGTTTCTGAGTCAATCAACAGATTGATCACAAAAGACAACTTGGTTGTTATGGATGATGAGGCAGGCGACTTAGTGATTGTCGAACCAGGTGACGCTGGCGATTGCACTGATGCGCTAGAGCTAGGAAAAAACATTCTTTCTGGTGACGCGAAGTTCAACGCTTCAAAGCTTTTCAGTCGCTATGTTGTGCTTGGCCAACATTCTGGCACTGATACCGATTTTGGTCGCTCTGCCTCTGAAGACAAGGGCGTTGTTGATTCGGCATTTGTTACACGTCCAAGGCTCAAGGTTATTAAAGACCAAGGCCAAAGCGGTAAAAAAACTTGCGGAGAACGAGCGGACTTTGAAAGGCGTTACCAAGAGGCTCTTTATCACTCTGCAACGTACACCGTACAGGGGTGGCGACAAAGTGATGGAAGTCTGTGGAAAGTCAACTCTGTGATTAACGTAGTTGATAAACTATTAGGCATAAAAGATAGTTTATTAATTTCTAGCTTATCGTTTTCTTTGACGAATCAAGGGTCTACTACATCCCTCACGGTAGTCGGTCGAGACGGCTATACGAGAGAAATCAAGAGCAACGCAAAGGAAACAGACAAGTCAGCAAATCCGTGGGCAGGGGTTGTCAAATGACGAAAACGATTCTTATGCTTGTATCGCTTTTATCTTTGCAAGGTGCGTGCTTTGCTAATGTTGTGTGTGATGAAGCAGGATGGAATGAGTTCGGCACTTGGTCTACTTGTCTGAAGTGGCATAGAGAAGCTGGTGTTCCAGAAGGTCGTAGGCCTGTTGATGCAAGGCGCGTTGGTCAAATCGAAAAGGTTGAAAAGAACCTTGACGGCTCCGTAACCGTTTGGCGTCACGGAAGCCCTGATACCGAAGAGTGGGAGCAAACAAACGAAACGACTTGGGAGCGCACCCGTTAATCAATCCGCAAAATCATTCGAGGCGATCACAGAAATGTGGTCGCTTTTCTTTTATGAGCAAACTTGATGATTTCATGGCTCGAGGCGTTGTCACTCTTGCCGATGGTGAAAAGAAGATGCGTGTGGTTCAAGTTCGTTTACTTGCTGATGAAGTAAGAGACGACCTTGAGCACGTTGAACCTTATGGTTTCACGTCAGAACCTTTGCCAGAAGCGGAAGCTTTTGCGCTTTTCTTTGGTGGTGACCGGTCTCACGGGGTTGTTTTTTGTGTCGCTGACCGTCGTTACCGGCTGAAGCCTCTCAAAGGTGGCGAGGTTGCACTCTATGACGACCTTGGGCAGAAAGTTCACTTGACGCGCTCAGGCATTGAGATCGAAACGCCGAAGACTTTAACTGCGACGGTTGGACAAGGCGCAACCGTGAAGGCCGCTTCGGTGTTGATCGATTCCCCGACCTCAACCTTTACTGGTGACGTCACGATCCAAAAGACGTTATCGGTTAGTAAGAAGATCACGGGCTCGGGTGGCTTGGCTGTCAGTGGTGGCGGTGGCGCTACGGTTAGCGGTGATGTTGTGGCGGATGGCATTAGCTTGAAGTCGCACGTTCACACAGAGCAGGGCGATGGCGCAGACACTTCCGCACCTAAGTGAGGTGACGATGGAACTAATGATCAACGGTCAGGAAGCCGACCTTTCTGACTTTCAGGCTGATGAGCTGGCTCAGGCTGTGCTGATCAGCCTTTTTTCGTGGCGCAAATCAGAAGTTGACGATGGCATCAAGGCACCGAAGCGACAAGGTTGGTGGGGCGATACGTTTGCAATCGTTCAAGGTGACCGTATCGGTTCGAGGCTTTGGCTCTTACAGCGTGAGAAGTTAGTGCCAGATGTATTGAGACGCGCTAAGGACTATGCAGAGCAGTCGCTGCAATGGCTGATTGAAGATCGCATTGTTGAGCGCGTCGTTGTCGAAGCAAACCGCGGCGGCACGAATCAGCTAGACCTGCACGTGACTTGCTACAAGCCTCACAGTGAACGCGCTTTTGATGCGGTTTTTAAAGATATTTGGGGTTAGATATGGCGTTTGAAAGACCAACTTTGCCTGAGCTTATCGCTCGCGTGCAAAGCGACGCGGAAAGCAGGTTAGGAAAAAAGGCGATGCGCTGGACGCTTATCCCTGTGTTGAGCCGTGTCATCGCTGGCGTATCGCACACCCTTCATGGGCATATTGCTTTTGTACTTCGACAGATCTTTAGTTCAACGGCTGAAGGCGCATACCTTGAGCGTCGTGCATCGGAGTACGGGATCTATAGAAAACAAGCAACGCCCGCTGTCGGGACTGTTACTTTTACAGGCACTGGCGTAGTACCTGAGGGTGCTCAGATACAAACGGAAGACGGTGCGGTTTACGTTACTACTGCTGACAGCGCTGAAGGTTCAGCACCAATTAGTGCAGCTGTTGCCGGTAAGGCAGGTAACGCCGACGCAGGCATGGAGCTCACGTTAGTTTCTCCGATCGCGGGCATTCAGTCTGTATGTGTCGCCAGTGAACTTACAGGCGGTGCTGATGCTGAAGATGACGAAGCGTTAAGAGAGCGACTTTTGTACAGACAGAAGACGCCACCGAAAGCGGGCACTAAGGCCGACTACGTAAAGTGGGCGTTAGAAGTACCCGGCGTTACGCGTGCATGGTGTTTTCCGAAAGAACTAGGTCAAGGTCACGTTACTGTGCGCTTCATGACCGACGGCATGACAGAAAACGGCGTGCCTAATGAAACGATGATCAAAGCGGTTACGGATCACATCACTGAAGAGATGCCTGTGACTGCTGTTCTGCACGTCGTCGCTCCAGTGCCTAAGAAGCTTGATATGACGATCGATATCCTTCCGGATACGTCTCAGATCCGTAAGAAAGTTGAAGGCGCAATAGCTTCAGCAATCTACGTTGAGGCTGAACCCTCAGGCGCAATTCTCTTTACTGCGCTTGATCGTGCAGTTGCTAGTGTGTCTGAGATTCAAAGTTACCGCATTACAGTGCCTTCCGACGATATTGCTTGTGCTAAGGGAGAAATCTTCGTGCCAGGCAAAATCACGTTTGTGTGAGGTGACGCATGGGACTTTATGAAAAGGACTATGAGCATCTAGTTAATACCTTGTTGCCGAGAGGCTTGATTTGGAACCGTAAGAAGGGTGGAGTTTTAGATTCCATCCTTTTTTCTTTATCTAGCGAGGCGGCACGAGTTGACGCTCGAGCACGTGCGCTGATTGAAGAGTCAGACCCTCGTACGTCGGTTGAAGAGATAGAGCGTTGGTTCGCTGACCACGGGATTCCTAGCGAGTGTGTTGCCGCGATTGCTGATCCATCTCTTGAACAGATGCGACAAGAGCTGATAGCAAAGATCACGTCGAACTCAGGCCTTACTGCGAAGTACTTCGAAGAGCTTGCGAAAGTGCTCGGCTACAAAGTAGTCGTCACAACTTTTACAGAGCACGACGTTGAGCATGACGTTGAATCGCCACTGACTGACGACCGTTGGATTCCAGTTTTCACGATGGGAATCACGATCGATGCGACTTCAGGCTTTGATGAGCTTACGACTGAGTGGTCTGTAGAAGAGCCCCTTGCGAGATGGGGAAATTCTTTGCTTGAGTGCCTGATAAGAGCTTTGGCTCCGGCGCATGTAGAAGTCATTTTTATGTATGAATGAGGGTGAAAATCATGGGGATTAAAGGTTTTTGGGGCGCTGGTGCAGTTGATACGCCTCCCGATTTGTCTACGCTAACTTCCGAAGGCTATCCGACCTCGGGCGACCCCGCTAAAGGTATTCCGGCTACAAAGCCTCGCGCTGCTTGGTACTACCTGATCGACCAAATGCGCTCGAGTCTTGTAAAAGCGGCAGGCATTACACCGAAGCCGGACGCAGATCAATTTTTAACTGCTTTGAAGTCTTTGAACTGGATCGACAACAAGAAGATTCCAGGCACCAAAATCGCTGACAGTGCGATTAGCACTGAAAAGATTGTTGCTGGCGCAGTAACGTACGAAAAAATTTCAGCTGGTATTTTTGCAACGTCTCAGAACGTTGATGAGGGTACGCCTCGTTTGATCGTGACGTCCGATGTGCTACTTGCGGTTCTTCAAGCACTTTTGCCCGCCGGCGTAATTATGTTCTATGCTGGTACCGTTGTTCCTAACGGATGGTTGGCGTGCAACGGCGGCGTATACCCACGCGCGAAGTATGCGCGTTTGTTCTCTGCGATCGGCACAAGATATGGTGCCGGCGACGGTTCGACGACTTTTGCAATTCCGAAAGCGCACCATCAAGTTCTTGAGGCTACTACGACGATCTCGGAAGTCGGTCAGGTCATGGAAGCGGGACTACCTGACATTACAGGTTTAGCTAACTTTGTCGACATGGGTAGGTCGCCATCGGTAAGTGGAGCGTTTTCTTTCGATCGCGTATACACCGATAATCACATCCTGTTTGAAACAAGTCCCGATAAATGGAAAGCCGTAGAAAACTTCCGCTTTAAAGCATCTAAAGATTCACCTTTGCACGGCAAATCTACAACCAATCAGATGGCCAGTCTTAGGCTTCTAGCGATCATCAAGTGGTAGCCCTGACATCGTTGGTGTGGTTGGCTTTAACTCACAAGCGACTACTGCAGACGGTGCGTTTGCGATGCTCTCAACAGGTTCGACGTACGTAGGCGGTGAAATCAATCCGAATCTAAATAAGAACGTAAAATTCACTGCCAGTTTGAGTCATGCAGCTTATAAAAACAGCACAACAGTCCAAATGTCGTCGCTAAGATTGCTTGCAATCATAAAGTCCTGACATTACGGGTTCAGTCGCGGCAGCAGGTGGTGTGGCTTGGCAATCACCATACGGAGCATTTTATTTTCCTAATTCAGTCCAAACTGCATACCAAGCCCAAAATGAGGTCTTAAAAATGTTCCCTGTGACGTTAGCTTTTGACGCTTCAAAATCAAATGCCCTTTACAAAGGCTCCGAATTGAGAGTCGCGAGTCTGAGAATGCTTGCGATCATCAAAACCTAGCCCCTGACATTACAGGTCGATTTAGCGTTGACATTGA